ATCTTGATAAACGATCAATTCAATGGTTATTTGTATGAAGAAACATATCAATTGATTAGCACAACACCTCACACAATCAAAGAGACTTAAAAATAATGTTTAAATCTTTAGCCTCTGGATTATTTGGTGTATCGGAACATGATGAGTTTATCAATAAATACAAAGAACAATTACTGCATTCAATCAATGACGATATCGAACAATCACTTCATGACGAGTTGGTTAAACTTGGGTGGACTCCTCCTGAAAAAGAGAATGAGTAAGTGATTAGTTATAGCACAAACTGGATGGGCCCAATCTCTACTAAGTGGTACGAAGATAGAGACATACCATTTGAGATCAGAGAAACCTCTGGTAAGATACTCCCAAAAAAAGAGTACAAACACTTTCTTGAAAATTATTCGTGCGGTCGTATCGACATTCGTGGATTAGATGAAGAAGAATATTACAGCGGGTGGTACGAGTATGGTGTTGCTCCTATGCGTACCGAAGACTGGAATGCACTTAGTGATTGGTTGGATGATTTAGAAACTACAGAGCTATGGGAATACGATATGCTGATATCAATATTTGAAGGCGAAGTATTAAACGGTAGAAAGATAAGGTGGGTAGAGTAAATGGTTGTAGTGTGGCAGACTACGACAGTTGTGAGTCAGCTGGCATTGTACAAATTACAGATGCCCACAAACATGCGTGCAACAGATATACAACACATGGACAACAAATGGCAATTCACAGGGTGGAGAACGATTGAAACGCAGTCAGTTTAAGGGCAGATTTACTCCCACCAATCCCGCAAAGTATGCAGGGAACGTCAAGCAGATCATTTATCGTAGCAGTTGGGAAAGGCTGTTCATGAGCTATTGTGATCGCCATCCTAACATACTGCAATGGAACAGTGAGGAAACTAAAATTCCCTATCAGTTCGACGGCAAGCATCGCACCTACTATCCGGACTTTTGGATACTGATGGTGGACAGCAAATACGCCGTTGTGGAGAAACTGGTTGAGATCAAACCTCACTACCAACGTGGATGGAAGATCAACCAGGCCAAGTGGGCACAAGCAAGTCAAGCCTGTGTGCAAACCGGCATGGAGTTTTTGGTGTTAACAGAAAAGGAGTTGTTTTGAAACTGTTTAACAAACTCAAAGGACGACTGTTTCGCAAACTGATTAACATAGCTGATAACATTGACATTTGGTTCAAACAGCGTTATAATGTTAACTTAAAACAGATTGCACTGGAACAGACACAGGATCGTATTCCACTCAGCAAACTGGATAACACCATTGGCAAAGCATTGGACATAATGCCACATGACCACTGAAGATCTCAGAGAAAAACGTGCAGCACTGTTTTGGTGGATGAGCCCACGACGTGACGAACAGTATCAGTGGTGGTGGGGTTATCAGCGTGTTGCTATGCAGGTGCTACCTGAATCTGAAAAACAAAGGTATTTGGAGAAGATGAATAGTGTTGGAAACTGATATTGACTATGGTTGTAGTGTGGCAGACTACGACAGTTGTGAGTCAGCTGGCATTGTAAGTCCTACGGCGTATGCACGGGCAGATAATGTGGATAAGGATTGAGGATTCTCGGTCGTGCCCCACACCTTTAACACTGTAATTTGAAAGGATGACAAGTGACGAAAAAGAATAATTTAAATCAATATTTAATAACTGAAGGATTACCAATTGGAGACGTTCAAACACTATATCATGAATTCTTTTTTAGGAAAGATTATACTTGGTGGCGTGATGTTAACAAAGGTGATGTCGTTGTTGATATTGGGGCTTGCGTTGGTTTTTTTACTTGCCATGCTTTGGACCGTGGCGCAGATCGCATTGTATCTATTGAACCTAGTAAAGCGCATCTTAAAACACTTTTAAGAAACGTATCAGATTATCATATAGAACATCAAACGACTCCTGTTGAGCCAATTCATGCGGCTGTAGGTTCTACTGATAATCATTTTAGTAATGTCTTTCATGACGATTATCCATCTGATTATAAAAAGTTGTCATTCTTGGAATTGATAACAGATTATAATATACCACACATTGATTATTTAAAAATTGATTGTGAAGGCGGCGAATACGATATCTTTACTCCAATAAATTTTATTTACCTAAGACATAACGTAAGTCATATATCATGCGAGTTTCATATGAATGCGTATTCAGATTGTGTTACTCAATGGCAAGAATTTAGAGATGGGATGTTACAGGAATTTGATACAAATCAAGTTAGGTTTTTAGAACACGAAGATAGAGAAAAAGCCTACGACGATAATTTCTTAAACGCCGGAGACTTTTCTAAATGGAGTTCTTTTATGATTTACATTACCAATTCTTGATATAAACCATAAATGTTAGCGGAACATGTTTATGCCAATCTGGCAAAAATATTTTTTGTAACAGTGTTTGTTCTTGAAAGAAAAGCTTGTTCGTATCTCTTGCAGGCCTTAACAATTTATCACGCCACTCAATAAACTTTTGATTCCCGCCGTATTGTGTAGACAGGTTAACTCTCACAGCAATATGTCTAACTTGCGTTAACAAAAAATCTTTATGATCATGGTGTAGAATATTAAACTCTGCACCATTAGCCTCGACTTTCAAAAAGTCAATTGTACTTAAATCGTAATATTCTACTAACTCAGACAAAGACATTAGCTTAGGGTTAGTAACATCTTCCCTGTAGGTAGGCGAATTATAAACGCCAGTATAATCAACATCAGTACGACCCATTGCGGCGTGAATAGGTAATACTCTTGGTACTTCTTGATTAAACATATGCTCTGAAACATTCTTACACGCAGTCTTAAGCAATCTTTTATTTGGCTCAATCATATAAACTTTCTTTGCACCGGCGTCTAATGCCTTTGCAGAAAACATTCCAATCCCAGCACCAATATCAACTACTACGTCATCAGGTAATACCTCGTACCACCAATCAAAATCTTTTGCCACAAACATTTGTCTGTGTAATTCTGATACATCGTTCATTGACATACCAGCTGTGTCAATTTCATAGTTTAAACTTTTAACATCAAACATACTATACCTCAATCTAATAAATAATATAAACAACTACAGATCTATTTATTGGAATACACATGACTGAGATTATTAATAACTACTTATCGCCATCAAACTTTTCTATTGAAGTAACACGTATACCTAATGTGCAATTCTTTACGAATAAGTTAACAATCCCTGGTATAACAGCAAGCCCAACGGTTCTTGATACTCCTTTGGCTGCTATCTATTACTCTCAAGACAAACTGACATACGGTGATTTAGACCTGTCTTTTATAGTTGATGAGAATATGAATAACTATAAGGAAATACTAAATTGGATGGAAGGTATAGGATCTCCTGAATCAACACAATCTTATAGTGCATTATCATCAAGTGCAGAAGGGATCTACTCTGATATTTCTGTGATCATTACTAATTCACACAAGAATCCAAATTTAAAATTCACCTTCACAAATTGCTTCCCTGTATCATTGGGATCAATTGAGCTCGATGTTAACGTACAAGATGTATCTTACGCAACCTGTAGTGTAACAATGCGATACGATTTAATGCGTATGGAACAGCTATAAAATAACTATTGACATGTGACCTATTATTTGATATAATATATATGAATTTAAAGCTTTGGAATAAACTATGGATACAAATGATATATCAACAATGTGGGCGGCTGATTGCGTCATCGACGAAACTAATATAGCCGGTGAAGCACGAAGAATACCACAAATGCACGCAAAGTATTATAATCTTTATTATAGGGAAGTACTTCGTGTTAAAAAACTCAAAGCAGAATATACCGCGTTTGCCGCGCTTAAGCGAGAATACTACGACGGCAGCATGTCGGAAGAAGAACTAAAACGTAATGATTGGAAACCTTTTCAGCTTAAAGTACTTCGTAACGATTTAGACAAATATATTCAATCAGACAAAGATATTATCAAGCTAAGTTTAACTATTGACTATCACACCGCTAATGCAAACTATCTTGAGGATATAATTAAAACAATACACAGCAGGAACTTCATTATCAAATCAATGATTGATATTCTAAAGTTCCAAGCGGGCGATTACTAAATGAACTGGTTCACAAAGTTTTGGAGCAAGCCTGAGGTTCAACAGCAGGAAACTCTTGTCATAGACATGATGAAGGACGATGTTGACCCAGAGCAAGTAACAATTGAAAATGCGTATAAGACAAGATGGATTTGGTACCATACAATATTAGCAATAGGTATCTTTTTCACTAACATATTATTAAT